CATCATGGTCCATATGTCGGCCATGCAAGATCCTAAGATCATGTCTTTGTTGCAGAACAACCCAATGGCTCAGCAGTTACAGCAGGCAATGATGGCTCACATTAATGAGCACTTAGGCTTTGAGTATCGTAAGCAGATTGAGTTGCAGTTGGGTATGAGTTTGCCACCTCAGAAGGACGAGGCCGGCGAAGAAATCAACATGGATCCAGAAGTGGAAGCACGTTTGGCGCCGTTGTTGGCACTGGCATCACAGCGCCTGCTTGCAAGTAATCAGCAACAGCAAGCTCAGCAACAAGCCCAGCAGCAAGCTCAAGACCCATTGGTTCAATTGCAACAACAAGAGTTGCAAATTAAGATGGCCGAACAGCAACGTAAGGTGGCTAAAGATGCAACAGATGCACAGCTCAAACAAGAGCAATTGGGTCTGGAGGCACAACGCCAGAAGATTGATGCTATGAAGTCCGTGGCACAAATGCGCAATACAAAGCAAGCGCACTTGATTGACAAAGGCGTGGAAGTTCTGAGTCACTTATCAGAAAAACACCACAGCAAAGTAAACCAAGAATCTAAGGAAGAATAATGGACGTAATTGATGTACTGGTAAAGCAATCTGACGAGAAGGTTGCTCAACTCAGAGACTACTTGGCCGAAGGCCGAGCCGAGTCTTTTGAGGAGTACAAGAAACTCTGCGGTGAGATCAAGGGTCTGCTCACCGTGCGAGGATATGCACTAGACCTGCAACAAACCATGGAGAAAATGGATGACTAGTTCCATCCTGTTGGCTACAGACGCCAACAACCCGCAAGTTGTCGGAGCCTACAACTTCACCGCAACAAATGAAGAAAAAGGCAAACAACTACCAAAGCCATCTGGCTATCGCATTTTGTGCGCTATTCCAGAGGTGGAGGAAATGATTGAAGGCACTAGCCTTCTTAAACCAGCAGAAACCATGCGCAATGAAGAGACACTCACAACCGTTTTGTTCGTTGTCGATATGGGTCCAGACTGCTACAAAGATCCGGACAAGTTTCCAACAGGTCCATGGTGCAAGCAAGGTGATTTTGTCCTTGTACGCCCCCATGCCGGAACCCGTTTGGTAATTCATGGCCGTGAGTTCCGCATCATCAACGATGACTCTGTAGAGGGTACTGTTGATGATCCTCGTGGTATTAAACGCAAATAAAGGAGTACAAAATGCCTGAATTTGAAAAAGACGAATTTAAATTTCCAGACGAGTCTGTAGAAAAAGACAAGCCAGAGGCAAAAGAATCTGAGTTTGAGATTGAGGTAGAGGACGATACACCCGCCCAAGACCGTGGTCGCGAACCCATGCCAAAGCCTTTGGTGGAAGAGCTGGAAAAAGACGAGCTTGATAAGTATGACGATGAGGTCAAGACTAAGCTCAAACAGATGCGTAAGGTTTGGCACGATGAGCGCCGCGAAAAAGAAGCTGCATTACGTGAACAACAAGAGGCTTTAAGCGTAGCTCAGCGCCTGTTGCAAGAGAACAAACGCATCAAGACTATTCTTACCAATGGTGAGAAAGAGTACATTGCCACAGTCCAGAATGCCGCCAACATGGAGTTGGAAATGGCCAAGCGCGCATACCGCGAGGCATATGATTCTGGTGATACTGACAAGATGATTGAGGCTCAACAGGCCTTGCAGAATGTCAATTACAAATTAATGCAAATTAAAAACTTTAAGTTACCCCCTTTACAAGAGGAGGAAATTGAAGTACAACCCCGTCAAGAGCAGCAACAACGTGTTCCTAAGCCCGACAACAAGGCTGAAGATTGGCAGAACCGCAATCGCTGGTTTGGCCAAAACAAGGGGATGACGGCTTATGCTTTAGGTGTTCACGAAGACCTGAAGGATTCTGGCGTTCCAGTTGGCTCGGATGAATACTATGCGGAATTGGACAAAACAATCCGTCAACGATTTCCTGAGGTTTTCCAAAGGACATCTAATGAATCAACGGCCAAAACTGAGCCTGCTAAGCCAAAACCTAGCACAGTCGTAGCCCCGGTAGCTCGTAGCACCTCTCCAAACAAGGTGAAACTAAAGCAGAGCCAGTTGAATACAATTAAAAAACTAGGAATTACACCTGAACAATATGTTCGTGAGTTCCTAAAAGTGGAGGCCCAAAATGGCTGAAAGTAAATTGACAAGAGAATTACAAACACGTGCGGTACAAGAGCGTCCTAAGCAGTGGGCGCTTCCTGAAATGTTGCCTGAGCCAGACAAACAGCCAGGTTACAACTACCGTTGGATTCGCGTCTCGACATTGAATGCGGCAGATCCCCGCAACCTTTCGGCCAAACTCCGTGAAGGTTGGGAACCCGTTGCACTAGAGGAGCAACCCAAATTCCAACTGTTAGCTGATCCTCATAGTCGTTTTAAAGACAACATTGAGAGTGGCGGATTATTGCTTTGCAAAACTCCATCAGAGTTTGTTGACCAGCGAAACAAACACTTCGCAGCTCAAACACAATCTCAGACGGATGCTGTAGACAATAGTTTCATGCGTCAAAGCGATGCGCGGATGCCGCTCTTCCAAGAGCGTAAATCTTCGAGCAGCTTTGGTAAAGGTACTTAAATCTTTTGGAGCTTAAAAAATGGCTGCTTATCCAAGCGTTACCCAGACGTACGGCCTAAAACCAATCAATCGTCTTGATGGTTTGCCTTACGCCGGAGCGATCCGTCAAATCCCCATTGCAGCGGCTTACGCTACTGCTATTCTGAATGGTGACACCGTTAAGGTTGACACCAATGGCTACTTGGTAGCAAACACCACTTCTAACTCTGGCGACAGCGTTGGTGTGTTGGTTGGTTGCCAGTACGTGAACTCTAGCGGTCAAACCGTTCAGGGTCAGTACTACCCAGCAGCTACTTCTACATCTACAGCTTTGGCTTTTGGCTATGTTGTGGATGATCCTAACGCCCTCTTTAAAGTTGTGGCAACTAGCGGTCAAACTACTACACCTACAGCGTTCTCACGTGCGTTGGTTGGTTCTAACGTAGCTTTGTCTATTAATACTGGCTCTACAAACACTGGCGATTCCTACTACGGTATTGACGGTGCTTCTGCTGGTACTACAGCTACATTGCCTATTCGTGTGATTGATGTTGTTCCTGATACCGCTACTGGTGTCCGTGGCAACTCCAGCACAACTTATTATGAGTTCTTGGTCAAGTTTAACTTGCACCAGTACACTGATACTACTGGTATCTAAGGAGTAACTTACCATGGCTATTTCACGCGCACAACTACTTAAAGAGTTGCTCCCAGGCCTGAACGCTTTGTTCGGTTTGGAATATGCTAAATACGGCGAAGAGCACAAAGAGATCTACGAAACAGAGACATCTGAGCGTAGCTTCGAAGAAGAGACAAAACTGTCTGGTTTTTCTGCTGCACCTGTTAAGAACGAGGGCTCTGCCATCGCTTATGACAATGCACAGGAAGCATGGACTGCTCGATACAACCACGAAACCATTGCTTTGGGCTTCAGCTTGACTGAAGAAGCTATTGAAGATAACTTGTATGACTCTTTGTCTGCACGTTACACAAAAGCTTTGGCCCGCGCTATGGCTTACACCAAGCAAGTTAAAGCCGCCGCTGTGTTGAACAACGGCTTCAGCTCTAACTACGTTGGTGGTGACGGTGTCGCTTTGTTCTCAGCTAGCCATCCTTTGGTTTCTGGCGGTACTAACAGCAACATTCCTTCTACCCCTGCTGACTTGAACGAGACTTCTTTGGAAGCCGCCGTTATTCAGATTAGCTTGTGGACAGATGAGCGTGGCTTGCTGATCGCTTCTAAACCCAAGAAATTGGTTGTTCCCCCATCATTGCAGTTCGTTGCTACACGCTTGCTGGAAACAGAATTGCGCGTTGGCACAAACGACAACGATATCAACGCATTGAAGAACAACGGTTCAGTCTCTGAAGGCTATACCGTTAACCACTTCTTGACCGATACTAACGCTTGGTTCCTGACCACAGACGTTCCTAACGGCATGAAGCACTTCGTGCGTACACCTTTGCAGCAGTCTATGGACGGCGACTTCGATACAGGTAACGTTCGTTACAAGTCTCGCGAGCGTTCTTCATTCGGTTGGAGCGATCCACTCGGCATGTACGGCTCACAAGGCGCTTAATATTTCTTAGGAAATATGTAGAGAAGGGGGCTTGTGCCCCCTTTTCTTTTGTTGTATATTGCAATCGTTCCGGGGTTCCCGGTGCATCAAATTGACCCGGCAAACGACATACCGATTGATGCGCTGATCTTGTATGTAAGGACAATTTATCATGGCAGTTTCTACCACACAGAGTATTTGGCGTTCAGGTGGCGGCGATCAAACTCGCACCTCTTATTGTGGCTCCGGCTTGATGGCCGCGCAGTTCTACATCTCTGGCGCTGATGCAGCAGGTACAGCAGTATCTGTTTCTTCTTCTAATTCTTCAGACGTAATTTTGCCCGCAGGCGCAATCATTGTTGAGATTCAAGCAGTGTGCGCAGCTACAGGCGGCACAACTCCTACGTTTGACATGGGCTTCACTTTGTACGGCACTTCTACCGCTACAAACACTGGCCTGATTCTGCCGCTGTTGCTACAACTGGCAAGTTGGTTATTAACCAAGCTTCTGCTACTGCTGGCGCAAACATGGGCACCACAATGTCTACAAGCAACTTGGTGACAATTACCGGTGGCGGCACATCTGGTGACGCTCCTACAGGTGGTTCTATCACTGGTACGATTTTGTACTTCGTTGCTGATCCATTGCTCGGCCAACAAAACGTCTAATTGACTCCGGGGGCTTCGGCCCCCTTGTTTTAAAGGAGATTAATTATGTCGATGCAATATGATGTCAAGTCAACCCACCTAAATGCTTCGGGCTCGGTTTATGCAAATCGTGCTCGCGTGAAAGGGTTTTCCATTTGCGCAACAGCTAGTGCTGCGGGCACTATGGATTTAAAAGACGGTGGCTCTAGTGGTACTACATTAATTGAGATTGATATCCCATCAAACTCAAACCCCAATTCTTTTTACGTTTTGGTGCCTGGTGAAGGTGTATTGTTTAGCACAAATATCTATGCAACGCTAACAAGCATTGCATCCGTAACGGTGTTCTATGGCTGAAACAAAACAAGCAGTTCTGGCTGGGCGTAAGCTGTTTATCGGCATCCCAGCCTATGACGGCAAAATTAACATTAAGCTTGCTTATAACATTGCGGCGTTAATGCCCAAGGCGTTGCAGTTTGGTGTGTCCGTCAATATGGGCGATGTGTCTGGGTGCTCAATCATCACTATGGCTAGAAACCAATTGGTGCATGAGTTCCTCAAGTCAGATTGCACAGAGCTGCTGTTTATTGATTCTGATGTGATTGCCACAGCAGATGATATTTTGCGTTTATTGGCCCAGAGTAGTGGTAAAGATATTACTGCTGGCGCATATCCACGCCGTGCCAAAGACCGTTATTTCTTTGCTGACC